CTTCCGTCGTTGTAATCAGCTACAAACCCTTGAGTGTAATATTCTAAATACGAAGAATTAGTACAACCAGGTGTGTAATAACAACTGCTGTCGGTAGTATTTGCCGTGCTATCATAATTAATAGCTAACGAATCTAAGCATCCAAATATTTTTTCTTCACAAGTATTACCACAATTTGTTATAATGTGATATGGTAATAAAGGTTGTATAAACGGGGGTTGTATACTTATAAGTGTATCACCTTCTGGGTTTATAAAAGTAAAACCACATTCTATTGTCGTCAAACTAGCTTGTGAAGATATATGAAATCTAAATGTAACAGGGTCTGGCGCAGTTAATCCTACATAATATACATCGTCGAACCCACCAGTGTGAGTAAATTGGTACGATGTGTCAGGATGTATTAACTTTAAATGAGATCCTACCCAGCCATTACCCATTAAATCGTGTAATACTAATGTGTAAACACAAGTATCTATTAGTTCCATTGTATTAGCACTTGAATCATAATTATACATCGTGCTATCTGTACAACCAAATATTTTTAACGTTTGGCAACTACCATCATCTACATCTGCAAAAGGATTCCACTCTATATAATCATTATCTGTACATCCATATATAGGAGGACATGAGTCAGAAACAAATATATGTGAAGTATCATTACCAAACGCGGGATCAGTCCCGTATATCAATGTATCGTTACACTGTTTTAAATAATAGGAGCCATCTTGTCCTTGCCACAAACTACCATTTAAACCATCTCCATAAGTATCATAAATTGTAAACACTAATGGTCCTTTAGGTATGTTAACATGCTCTACAACTGTAGCGTAATCAGGTTGAGCGTTATATCCGCCTCCTGAAGCATAAGTCATTCCATTTGTATCTTTTATATCCCAACTTGTTTCACTTTGGTATTGATCTAAGTTTATTATAACCTTAGCTGATACCATTTGTAATGGTGGTGGTTGAGGCATGCATTGTGGTACAACTCTGTTATGTATTAAACCCGTAGTAAAAGTACTAGTAGGATAATCAATAATCGTATCACCACATATAGTAACATAATATTCACCATTAGTTATACCATCTCCATACTGATCAAATATAACCCAAGATATATTAGTTATACTATCTGGAATATAAACAGTATCACTATTTATAGTGCCAACAGAAGTATAATAACCATAATCAATGTATGACAAAGTGTCACCTTGATAAGCGTCTTTATATAAAGTCCATTTAGTTTCTCCTGGATAACTATCTGTTTTTATATGTATAACAACCTCTTTTTGAGCGAGAGTTATTATAGGTAATAATAATAATAATAATATCTTTTTCATTTAAAAATCACTCATTAATTGGTTATCTATTTCTTCTTGTACCTCTTCTCTTGTTGCTAATAGTTTAAAACTTAAATCAGCTTGAAATCTAGCAACTTCTTCACCATCTTTAAATATTATAATTGTAGGTACAACGGCTATTTTATATTTTTTTTGTGCTTCTGTATCTTCAGCTATATCAACATAGCTTTTAGTATTACAATCTGTTAGAGACATAATCCAATCAGCACCATTGTCTTTGTTCCATCCCGCATTAAAATGTACAACTTTTATTTGACCAAAAGAAACGGTTGATAGTAATACAAATAATATTATTAACAAGTAAACAGCATATATTTTTGGCGAGGGCGTTTCATTATCTGTCATATAATTTATCTTCTATTTTTTCAAGAGTAACTTTTATTTCTTGCACATCCTCTTGTGTGTCCATAATAGTTTGTCGTATCATTTGATCTTTCATGTCAAACTCCATACGAGTTACCTCCGGATCAAGTGGTGGTGGTAGTTCTTTAGCTTCGGCTATGTCTGCTTGCAATGTGAACCACATACCTGCTAACGTAGCTACTGCAAAACCTAAGGCTATTATTGTTTTTACACTTAATACGAATCCCGTATCTTCATTTAATTCTTTTGCCATTTTTGTAGTTTACTTTATTATTATAATATTACGTATTTTTTTGATTATTTACTTTTCTTTTTGTTTTCTAGTTCTATAATTTTGTTTACTCTGTCTTCTTCATACTTTAACTTTTTTATTTGTTTTGAAGACAAGCCTAAATCAATCAACATATTTACTTGATCTTTTTTATTCATTTTAAATAAATCTATAGATCTTTGCTCTGATTCAGATGGGACGTAATTTTCTATAGCTGTTAATGTAGAATCCATTTTTTCAGGATCTTTATTATAATGTTCTATTATAATGTCAACTCTATCTTTTTCTTTAGGATAATCTTTAGGATTTAATTTTAAATCTTCTATTATTTGTACTTGTTCTCTTTTGTTTAAATCAAAGATTTGTTTTGCTTTTTCTTCTATTACAACAGCTTCGTCAATTTGCTCGTCTGTTTTGTCAGGATATTTTTCTCTTAGCTTCTCTCTTTCTTTTTCTGCTTTCTTTCTTTCTTTCTCCATTTGCTTCTCCTGCTTCTTTCTTTCTTTTATATCCTCTCCTAAAGCTACTAAATCAGGATCTTTTATACCAAGGTTCCATGTGCTCCAACCAAAAAGCAACGCTAATCTTTGAGTCCAAGTATTTTGTGAATCTAGCGCATTATCTATATTTAACATCTTGTTTGACAGTCTACCAAGAGGTAAATTTGTAAAACCTTCTACAGTGTTACCTATAGCGTTCCAAACAGGATTGTCTAATGTTAAACCTCTCTCTCTAATTAAATCTCTATTAAATTCTTCAGTTCTCATAGATTGATATATTTTTCTAATTTTAGACTGTATTGGTGGAGAAAAACTTAATAACTGTAATATAGTGTTAGCATGTTCTGCTCTTGTAAAGTAGTTATCATCTAATGTTTTTTCTCTTTGCTTGTGGTATTCAAGTAAAGTATTTTTTAACGTAGATATAGCCTTACCACCATAACCAATAGTTGTTAACAAAGTATCTAACATACCGTTAAGTATTCTTGTTTTTCTTTCGTCAAACTTTTCTTCTTCTTCGTCTCCTAGCACTGCCCATATAGCTGTTTGTAAAGACTGGAATAATATATTAGCTAAAAATCCATAGTAAATAATTTTAGATATATGAGTTTTTAAATCACCCCTACCATTTGCTATATCTCTAGCGGCTTTATTTATAACCCTACCGTATTGCATAGGTGTGTTTTGAAAAGACAATATTAATCTACCTAAAGGACTGGTTTGTTGTTGAGAAAGCATATCAGGTCTAGCTGACTGCTGTGATACCTCCGTTGTTTCTTGAAAGTCTAAAAACGCACGTTCCTCAGCTTCTGCTCTAGACATACCTTGTTTTAGATACGAATTAACTCTGTTTCTATAAAAACTAGCGCCACCAGATGCAATAGCAAAACTATCAGCTATCTGTGTAGGTAAAAATCCTATTTTTAATAAATATCTTATAGCCGCCTTAGCTTGTTCAGCAGGACCTTTACCTCTTACCGCTGCAGATAACTCAGCTTCATTTACGCCTCTTCTATTACCAGCTCTTCTTTGTTTTAAATAATCAGAGTTGAACAGAAATACAAAGTCTTTCCAGTATTGTTTTTGATTTGCAAACGCAGCCGCTGCTTTTAACGGGTTGTTGTCTGACCAATTTAAATAGTTTACACTAGATATAGTCTGTAACAAAGCAGAACGCATGTTAAAGAACATTATAGCACCTACAGAACCATTTAACCAGTTCATATACTCATTCATTAATCTACCTCCACCAGATTTTCTGCTTCTACCAGTTTCCATACGCCAAAGCATATCTTTTAAAGCTTCTCTAAATTTACTACCATATATAGCCTCAATCTTGTTTAGATTTTCTTCAGAAAATATTTCGTTTTTATTTTTAATCCATTCAGCTAAAAAATCAGCTCTTACTTCACCGATAGAGCCATCACTCATTAAATCAGAAGCGATATTTTCTATCAGCCAGTCATTTGATGGTTCTGCATAACCTCTTTCTCTTTTTGATATCAAACCAAGTTGATCCGCAAAAGACTGTATATTAACGTCTGACTTTACAAAATCAACTAAACCTTTTTGATCTCTTTTTGAAAGACCAGGTATTGTAAACCCTGCTTTATCCCATAAATAAACTCTTATAGCTTGATCAACACTAAATTTACCAACAGAACCTTTTATACCAAACTTACTTAAGTCTTTCTTTAATTTATTTTTAACGTCTGGTAAATTCTCTTTTAATCTATTATAATCAGTTGTAGCAGATTGCTTAGCTGCGTTTAATTCGTTTATTCCTCTAGAAAACGGATCAATTAAAGTTTTTCTAAAAAACTCCATTTGTTTTTCACCCACTTTGCCCTTACCTAAGAAATTATATAATAGACCTGCAAAATCTTGTGCAGAAGAAGGTATAATACCTCTAAATTTAAATTTATTTCCTTCTATTTTAGCTTGAGTCTCTGAAAATACTTTCTCAGCTTTCATACCAGTAGTTGCCTCTAATATATTTCCAAGTTCTTTACCTATTTTACTAAACTGTATACCAGGTGGTAATCCTTTTATATCTGGATCAATTTTAGCTATTTTAGGTAAATCAAGTCTTAATTTACCATCAACTCTTTTCATTACATCCATTAATTCAAATTCACCTACTTTAGTAGAAAAACCTACTTCTGTAACAACTTGATCTTTACCACTTGGACCTCTATATCTCCAACCTTCACTTTCTATACCTTGAGATTCTAAATGTATTTTTCCAAACCAATAGTCTGTATTACCTTCTGTTATCTCATGTGCTATTAAATCACCAAAATTTGGAACAACATCTTTTGCGCTCATGTCTCCTAGACCGTTATTAATAGAACTGGTACGACCTTTAGATATAGTACGAGTTTCTATAGCTTTACCGTTTTTAAATGAAGTTTCTCTTTGTATAGTACCGTCAGGTCTATATTGAGTTTCTTTTACAGTTTGTCCATTTACTTTATTTTCAACCTTTCTAGTTCCAGCTGCATACTCATATATTTGATCGTACTCTTTACGTTGGTTATATAAAGTTTCTACAGTATTACCATCTTCACTAACTGTTCTAGTTTCCAATACAAACTCTTGATATTTTCCGTCGCCAATAGGTACTAACTCTGCTTTTTCTGTAACTCTACCTTTTTTAATATTTACAACAGGCTCGTCTGTATTGTTGTCCATTCTATCCCAATATTGATTACTAGCATAGAAAGCCAATAACTTTCCATTTTGGAATACAATTCTTTTTGGACCATCTGAATATCTCTCCCAATTTTCCATAGCGTCTTGCATTCCACCAGTACCGTCTTTATCTCTAGCAATAATACACCAAGGATTAGATTTTGGTCCCCAATGTGTATCTACAATTTTTCTAACAGCCTGTTGACCATCATCAATCCAAAACTCATTATTTTCTCTATCTTCAGTAACTACATACTCCGTTATACCATACTTATCATTAGTTTTACTTTCGTCTTTTACAAACAATTCTATCGTATCAGGATCAATTGGTCCTTTTGGTTTACCAGCGTATTTTTCTATAATTTGATTAGGATTACTATATGCGAATATATCTTCTTTATTTTTTTCAGCTAGTTCTACAGCGTCTTGTAACTTATAATTATCTTCTGGTAGCTTCATAACACTAGTAGCCAACCATTTAGTCATTATCTTTTCGTACTTTCTTCTTTTAGCAGGAGGTACACTTAAGTTATTGACAAGATCAAACATCTGATCAACGCTTTGTGATACTAAACCTGCTTCTACTAAATCAGGTCTACTTTTAGATATTAAATTTTCGTATTCACCTCTATGTTTCTTTGAGAATTGAATGTTGCTATACACACCGTCAGCAGTAAGCGTTCCTACGTCTTTTACATTATTTATACCCGTATTATCACCGGCTTTAGTGACAGGAATTATACGATCCATTTCAAAGTTGATTTTTCTACTTTGTTGTATCTTAGCCTGTATAACCTCAGATTTAATGTCTAGTTGATCTAATACGTCTTTAACAGCTTTAACATTTTGCATAGCGTCGTCAGCAAAATATATATCATTATAACCTTCAGAAAACTTTTCTAATATCCACTCTGCTTTTGCTTCACCAGTACTATTGCCTAAACCAGTTATATTTTCTAACGGTATGTTTAATCCTTGAGAAGCTAAAAACTCCTGTATAGGTTGTGCAGACTCAGGTGGTCTAGCAGTTAGTACATAGGTATCTTCGGTTCCATATTTTTGAGCTCTATCAAATGCTGCTTTAAACATAGGTCCTTGGGTGCCCTCTGTTACAACATTAAATTCAGAGAAATCAAATACACCACCTTGCTCTAGTATTTCCGCTCCTTGTGTTGCAAACTCTTCTGCATCTAATCTTATCTTTTTATAGCTATTAACAAAGTCATCTATTTTTTCAACTAATTTATTAGGCATCGGACTATCTTGAGTTAAATTATCAGTTTTAACTTGCATAAACCTATTACCAAATATATCTTTAAAAGCTTTTTTATTACCTTGAACAGCTTCATGGTTTCTGATAACTATTTTGTCTAATAAAGATCTTTCTGCTCTGGCTTTATTACGTTCTAAGGCTGTTTCTAAGGAGGTTTCTACAAAAAGCATACTTACATCATACCCTTTCTCTTTAAATTCATCTACAAGCTTCTGCATAGCGTTAAGAGATCCACCTGTACCGTCTACAACTATTCCCTCTGCATTACCTTGGTATTTCATCATTTTTCCTCTAGCTATTTTTCTAGCTTGATGACCAAGTTTACCTAAAGTACTTCTTTGTTCTTTAGTAAGATCATTCATGTTTTCTGGTAAACCGTTATTTTTCTTAAGCCACTCTAAAGATATATCTTGATTAACTATTTTAAATCCTTTATTTTCTAAGTTTAGTTTGCTTACAACATTAGATTTACCACTACCAGCTCCTCCAGCTAGGAATATAACTTTTCTACCTGGTTGCGGCGTGCCTTCAGGGTTTGGTATTGTAGCTCTAACCCCAGATTTAGTAGTAGCTAATGTATCATCAAAATCCCAAGCACTCATACCTCTACGTTCAGTATTATGGTCTATTAAACGAGAGTTTTGCACGGCTCTACTTTGCTGTGTTCCTTTTCTGTGATTCAATGTTTTATTATAGTAATCAACATGCGTTTGCCCTACTATCTCTCCTGTCTTCCAGTTTATCAACAAGTGAGCAGGTCCACCTAAAAGCATACTGTCGTTCCATCTTCCAAGAGGCGAATCACCTATTTGAAAACCAAAGTTCATACGTTCTTTAAAAAACCTTGAAACATTATCATTAAAGTCTCTATGTAAAACACCTACTTGAAAAGTCTTTTTTATATCATCTAAACTTATGTCCGCGCTATTCCAATGTTTATCAATAAACATTAGGTTTACTTTTCTAGCTGGACCACCATGCTCCCATTCAAAAGTCTTCTTACCGTTTTCATCTTTTACTTCAGTAGTAGGTGCGTCTAAAGCTAACCACATAGGAGCCGCGCCTATTCTAAGCGGTGTTCCCATATCTTTATTCATTTGGTCGATTAAGATAGCAAAGTTGTATTTATTCCATTTAGTAGTAGGATCTTTAGATAATTTAGCACCAATAGCATATAAATCATCTACAAACAAGAGAGCCTCCTCAGACAACTCTTCTCTCTGTTCCATTTCAGTAATTAACTCTTTAGATAAAATAGGGTTGTTATTTTTATCTCTTTGTATTATATGTTGTTTTTCTGTTTTTTGTTTTCCACTAGTAGCGTATTTATAATAATCTGGTCGTTTTACAGAAACTGTTTTACCATTTACTGTTATTCGTAAAGGAGGGTTAGGATTTTTTAATGTAACCCTGTCTCTTGTTATTGATTCTAAACCTGGTACAATGTGTATTAAAAAATTATCAAAGTAAAAATCTTTATTTTTAAATATAGATTGAGAGCCTCTTAATCCACTGTACCCACCTTCAAACGCTGCTTTTAATCCCGCGAATCTAATTAAAGCTTGTAATTCAGCTGGAGTAATACCTAGTTCTTCAGCAGCTTTAATTATTTCGTTATCAAAAACGCCTCTCTCATTTAATTTTTTTATATATGGCGCGATAAGATTTCTATTATAAGATCTTTGATTTTCTCTATTAATTTCGTTTTCTATCCAAGATTTTAAAGGTCCTAAATCAAACACTTTAGCAAGTACAAACTCTGGGTCTTGTGTAGCTTCTAGAGTTAAGTAATCAATAAGGTTGAAGTCACTATTTAATTCTATTGGTTTTTCATAGTTTTTAAATTTTTCTACAAATAACTCTCTATACTTGTTGTATTCTTTGTATAATTCGTTTTTATAATTAACACTATTATATGTCCACTGCGTATTTGGATAAGCGATTTCTAAGCCTTGATAAAACACTTCTTTAAATAATTTTGTGTTTTCATCAACCTTACTTACACCTAGTTGATTTAAAACCCCAAGAAAAGTAGCTCTGTTATTACTATAGTCATTTATTAATTGCTCAACACCAGATTGAGCTATTTTTTTACTATATTGAACATCTGCTTTACCACTAGCTATAGTTTCTAATCCAAATAACCCACGTTCATTAGCAATTTTTCTTGTAGATTGATTAGCTATCAATGCGGCAACTTGTACTACAATTGCTCTTAATGGACTATCAACACTTCTGTCTTCTGTTCTAAATTTACTTTCAACTCCCACGGGTGTTATACCAAACAAATCTAAGAAGTGAGATTCGTTTATATCATTAACAAAGTTCATTACTTGAAGAAAAGGACCAGCGCCACCTTTATCTTTTTTCTTTGGTGGGAATATAAATCTTCTACCAACTCTTTGTTTTACGCCTGTTTTAGCTCTTTGCTCTTGTTTGTTATATAATAAGTTTGGCTCTCCAGTTTCTGGGTTTTTAGCATTTAATAAAACGTTTGGTAAACCAGTAGCTTCAGCAACGTTATTAAATCCTTCAGGCAAAGCATTTAATAAAGTTCTAGCTGTAAGTGATCTTATTTTTGTTTGTATAGATCTTCTTTCAGATACGGTTAATGCTGTATCATTTATTAGTTTATTTGGATTAACTCCAAACTCTGCTGCTACTTTGTTTAATATTTTTACTAAAACCCCACCTTTAACTAAATCCTTAACGTCTTTATAAGATTTTGGATTAGCTTCTACTATCTCGTTAAAAATATCTTCAACTATTAAATCAAATTCATTTCTAGTTATTTCTTTTCCATTATCATCTTTACCAATAACCTTTTCATCAAACCCAAGTCTTTTAGCAAACACAACAGTTCCTTCTGGAGTTTCTATAACTGACTCTTCAATACCAGGTTCTTTAGCCGCGTCAAGAGCTTCTCTTCTCTTTTTAAAATCTTCTAGTACTCCAGGTTTTTTAAGCAATATGTGTCTAGCCAACCAGCCAGATAAGTCACCAGTCATAACTCCTTTATATTCTGTTTCTGGATTATAGTTCATTACAGCTGTACTTAATTGGTCTTTTACGGCTTGTATAAATTCATCTTTTGGAAAACCATAAACTTCATTACCTTCTATTCTAAATCCTAATCCTACAATAGAACCGTTAAGAGTTTCATCTCCAGGAGTTAATAACATCGCAGCGTCACCTACTTGATCCATATCATATTGATCCTTTGTTACAATCTCTCCCTCTTGATTCCTTACTAAATCATTTATTTGAGTTTGCACAGATCGCTGTATTTGTAGCTCATCTCCAACTAAATCAGTTCTTCCTTTAGCTCTTTCTAGTTGTGATTTATAAACAGCTGATAACTCACCTTTTCTAAAAGATTCTATATAGCTAACAACTTCAAATATAGCGTCTCTACTACTTTTAACCGTGTAATCACCTACCCAACTTCTAATTTTACCAAAGCGCCTACCTTCACTTAATAATTTTTTATAAATAAAATCATTACTTCCATCTTGTAACGTAAACTCTGCTTCTCTTATATACTCGTCTAACCAAGTGTTTATTTGATCTTTTTTAGTTATTGTGTTACCATCTTTATCCACGCTAACAACTTTATTAACATCAGCATCTTGGAGCATATTGTATACTCCTTCTACGTTTTTCATAACCTCACCATCTATAAGATAACCTTTGTCTTCTAAATGTTGTATGGCTATATCATTAATAGCGCTACTATATTTACCCTCAAGTAATCCTTTTGATAACAAAAGTGCTTTTTCATTTAATTCCGCTCTTGACTTTGTAGAGTTGTCTAAATAATGCCCAGTTTCATGTAACCATACTGCTCCTACAAAAGCCTTATTTCTTTCACCTACATTAGTACTGTTTAAAAGATTCTTAGCTTCATTATTTACAGTTAAAAATTTATTGTTGACTATAGCTCCATTACCATTTGTTATCGCAAGTAGTACATTGTCATATTCCTTAGCGCTAAGATTTAACCCGTCTAAATAACTTCTTATTTCGTTTTCATTTTTACCTTGTAAATTGACTATTGTAAGATCTTTACCTGTTATATTTTTAACTTGTTCATTTATTCGATCAGCATTTATCTCACCTTCTTCAAACTTAGTAAAATCTCTACCTGTATTAGCAGAAATTCTTTTTCTAGCAACATGTCTGTACCACGCATCTAACTTTTGTTTTTGTTCGCTAGTTATTCTTTTTTTATTATTTTGTTCTTTCCATTGCTCTTGATTAAGTTTTGTTTCTTGTTTGTCAAGAGTAGTGTTGGATTCTGTAGTCACCCCAGCTTCTTTTAACAATATTTCTACCTGATTACCAGCTGCTTCATCATTATTTACTACAATATTATATTTTCCTTCACCAGTAAGTTTACCTTCGTTTTTTAATCTATTTAACTCTTTATTAAATTCTTCTACACTTTCATATTGAACACCGTTTATTTCGTAAGAAGGATCAGGACTAAAAACTTTTTCTTCTACTAAGTCAGAGTATGTTTTTCCTTCTTCATTTGTAGTATTATCATTTTTTATAGCATTAGCGTTTTTATTGAGATTTTCCTCATACATAAACTGCATTTCCATAAATAACTTTTGCTTAGGACTTGCATTGTCATATGCTTCAGCTCTCTCTTTACTTCTTTTTAAACGATTTATAGTGCTATTTCTTTTTTCCTTATAATCAGGGCCATATATAGATTGCTTAGCAGTTTCTTCGTTATAATTTGTTAAAACTTCGTCATTAATATAGTTTTTCTTTTTAGTGTAATTAGCCAACCACTCATCACCTTTACCAGGTCTTTCTTGGTTAAGTTTTTGTTTATGGTATTCTAACTTTGTTTCAATTTGTTGTTTAGTTAAGTTATCTTCCACTTCTATACCTGCTTCACGATGAAGTGATAGTATTTCTTGGTAATTACTTATTATAGCTTTTTGAGATTTCTCATCCAACCCTAATATATCAATATGCGCCTCTGCCCACGTGCCTACACGCGTTTTCTCTAAATCTATATACTCATTCATTAGGTTTTGACGCCTAGTATCTTTTTCTTTTTGAGATATATCTAAATTGTCAAGATTATTTATTTCTTTAAGTTTGTTTTCTATTAAGTTGTCTAACTTAAGAAGTTTATCTCTTAATTCGCTTCTAATACCGTGATTCATAAAGCCATCATGCGTTAGACTCATAGCATTAGTCCCACCCGACATAATAGCAGCATCTATAGCTACTTTTTTGATTTGGCTAAAATCAACGTCTCTACCTAAAAAAGCAGCATCAGTAAGTGCTGTTGATACGTATATACTTTCTTCTTCCAAAACTTCAAAACCTGCGCTTCTCAAACCAGATACAGAATGATCCCACATCTGCTTGGTACCACTGTAATTTTTTAATTGATGGAAGGTGCTTCTATTTCCACCAGTAAACATATTAACAACTCTATTAGAAGTATTTAATCGACCAACTCTTCCAAAAAGATAAGTAAGACCACCTTCAGCACCAATAGTAGATGTGACAGCTAAAAAGTGATCAGTAGGACTAAAATCGGCATAAGCCTCAATTTTTCGTAATTCATTTTTTGTTCTATTATAACTTTTTTCATCTATTAAACCCGCTTTCTTTAATTTCTCTAATTCTAACAACTCTTTCCTTGCTTGTTCAGCATTTAATTTGTTAGTTAATAACTGAACATGCTTATCACCTCCAGATTGAAGACCTACACCACCAGAGGCTATAAACATCGATAAGTTTCGTGATAAATTAAGAGCGGTACCGGTTCCCATAGTTCCAATAAAAAACAACATATTAGCTCCTTGGTCAGCAAAAACCATACCAACGTTTTGATACCAAGGTGCTTCGCCCCATTCATATTCTATCATATGACCACGTGTCTCGGTGTTTCTACGCAATCTTTCTTGCGATCCTTCATGTCCTAATAAGGCAGGTATACCAAACACTACATTGTCAACACCAAAAGTAAATCTAGTAGCAAAGTTTTTTCTGTAGCTTCGTTCTTTACCTTTTTCTGAATTAGCAACATCTAAAGCCTGCGTTATATCGTAAGAATCAATTATATTATTATAATAGTTTATTTTACTATTTTCTAACTCACTAAATATAGTAGACATCTTTTCCTGAATGCCAAACATCTGATCATGCAATGTCACATCGAAACCATCCAAATCTTTCTCCATAACATCATAAATTGACTCTTGATCTGCTCCTTCACTAAAGTCATAACGTATAAATTTAGGAGGATTATTAAAATCATATTTATTTACAAAATCATCATCGCTAGACGTTATTACTTCTCCATTAGATGTTTCAAAAACAGCGGCAATTCCTCTCTCGTGAAGACTTTCTATAGGAGCTATAAGATTCTCTTTAATACCATCACTAGCTATTTTTTGCTCGTTCTGCATCATTCTATCATTATATAACAAAAATGTATTATGATCAACTGGGACTTCTTCGCCGTCTATTTTTATTATATAAGTTTCATCTGTATGGGCAATTTCATTTTCAATACCCAACTCTTTGTGTTTTTTCTCTCCCCAGTCTTGGGTTGTGTTACGAATATAATCGTCTTTAACTTGCTGATAACTTTCAATAAAATCTTTTTGATATTCTTGTCCAAATATAAAGTATTGATCAATTATCGAATTTAATTCTTCTGCAGATTTATCGTTATTTAAAGGGTGTTCATTAACTAAATTAGATATAATCTCTTTATCTATTTCAGTATTCTCGATTATAGATTTATTAATATAGTTTATAACTTCTTTTTCGTAATTTATAAGTGTTTCTGTTTCAATTTTTGGCTCGAGTTGAAGGTGGACCTGTGTTACTTTTGTTTGCGTGTGTCTTGTTACCTCTGGAAACGAAAGTTGTTTAGAGAACTCTCTAAACACTTCCTTATCGGTCATTGTTTCTTGTAAACCTTCAGCCTTTTGTTGTTTTTGTTTCTCTATTTGATGATACATTGACGCTCCTTCTTTTTCTAAAACGTCCATTTGTTGAGGAGTTATATTATTGGCTATAAACTGTAAGACATCAGTGTCTGGACTATTAGTGCCATTAGCAGCTGATACAAGCACTTCTTCTCCGTCTTTAGAAAGTACAAACGTTAAATCTCCGCCAACAACGTCTGCTTTTAATGTGTAACCAGTACCATCGAAAAAATCATTAAAATTTTCGGATACCTTTTCAAGTCTAGGTTCTAATAACTTCCAAGTTTCACCAGACGTTACATAATCATCTCCCATATTTGGCAGGTTATATACGCCTATCTTGTTTCTTACATACGCCATGTCCTCCATTTTGAAGGCCTTGTTAAGTATGTTTAAATTTCCTTTGTAACTTTGAGCGTTATTACTGTAACTATTGTTCCAATTAATATACGTTTTGTCAGAAATAAATGTTTGTAACGTATGCATATTAAATGGCCCGTATAAATCTTTATGATAAATAATATCACCCGCGGTTTTAGTTTTTGCGATACCAGTATTAGATTCGTGATACAATCCTTTATTATTTAACGGATCATACACCATTACATAATCAGTTCCGCCACTCCCCCAGCTTAAGTCTTGGTAAGTTACCTCAGCATTAGAATATAATTGTTGTAACATTGTTGCAGCAGTGTAAGGACTTGATTTGTCTCCAATACCTAACATTAGTCCACTTCTATAATTTCCCGCATGATCTAAATATACAAGTCTATCATACTCCTCCTTCATTTCTTTACTGTTGGAAAAACCATAATGGTCATTAAACTTGCTTCTTAATTCTAATTCTTCTGCGGATAATTCTAAAGGCAAACTATTCAATTTATCTTCCCCATACTCCGTTTTTACCCATTCTTGAAAAAGTCCTTCGTATTCTACATTGTCAACAATTTGTTTGTATTTTTTTGAAAACCAGCGTGTCTCTCCGTTTTCCCCGTAAAAACCTACTAAATTTTTTTGTCCTTTATTAAAAGCTTCAAAAAATTCCGTTTCAGGATCTAACTTCATTAACGTTTCTCCTGATATACTGTTTTTATCAATAATCTCACCTGTAGCCTTGTCTATATAAATATCTTCTTGTGTTTGAAATTCTGGAAGTCCTTCTTCACGTAGTTCTTTAGCTTCTCTAATTTTTTCTCTATTTCTATAGAAAACATTTTGAATAGGCGTAGCAGTTTTAAGTGCGTCAGGATACTTTTTATTAAAAGCTTTCATTCCCTTTTCTCCATCGTGCTCAAAATTATTAACTTCTTTTTTAGTCCAACCTCTTCCGCCAGCAATTACAAAAGTATTATTACCATCAGCATCAATAATTAACGGTACACCTTCGTATTCCAAATCAAGATCAATAAGACCACCTTGATTCCGAAAATAGTCAGCTGTATTTGAACCTTTTTCAATTTTTATAATACCATCTCTTTCTGTGTATTTTATTCTTTCATCGCTAATTAACGTTGCTATATTTTTATATAATCTATCTAGCTCTTCTTGTGTGACACCTTCTTTCTTACTAAGTTTCTCTATCAAATAATCATCATAACCTAACATTTCAGATAGAATATCTATAGATTCAATATTAGAACCATCTAAAACATTAGGGCTGTATGTCATTAATCTTTTAAACAACTCTCTTGTTTGGGTTTCTTTAACCTCTTCTTCTGATAATTGTCCAACACTATAAGTGGTATTTAAAATCTCATCTTTAATTATATTTAACTCTTCATCATTATAAAGACCAGAAATAACAAACCTATCAAATTCTTCGTTTTTCCGCGTGGTTTCTTTTAATTTTTCTTTTACCTTTCTTAAATTTGCTTGTTCTTCTGTTTCAATAGGTTTAAAAGGAGCTAAAAATTGACCTTGCCTATCTTTTGAACCTCCCCAAGGATAAGTTTCTGAATCAGATTTTTCTGGTTCTTCAGTTTGCTCTATCTCTTCTGTTTCCTCTGGTTTCTCCTCAGAAGTCTGCTTGGCATGAAAAGCATTATGCCTTTCTTCCCAGATTTCTGGTTTAAGAACATACTGTCCTACAGGATGCTTGTCTCCTTCTTTTTCATTATGTTTTAAAGGCGATTTGATTTTAGTCATATTTAATTATGCTTGTTGATTTGAAGGATTGTCTAGTCTAGCCATTAATTTTTGAGCCTCTGTTTGTGGTTCTTCTTCTTCCATATATTCAGGGTCAAATGCTTTTTTTATTCTATTAGAATAATATCTATGAAGTCTAGTATCAATCTCTGGATTAAAAGAAGTAGGATGTAACATTTCATCTGGCATTTCTCCAGAAACGATTTGATCTTGATTTTCTATAATATAATCTTGTAAAAAGTATCTACCTCCAATTTTGTCAGAAACAAAACTCTTCCAAGCATCGTTGTTGTGTAATAAATTATCTACAGCCCAATCAACGTCAAAATCTAGCGGATTGCCCATTGTGTTTCTTTGCTTTACAGCGTCTTGCTGCATTTGCATATACTCTCTTTCTTCAGTTCCTTTAACCACCCAATCTTGAGTTATGTCTGCTATTTTTTTAGAAATTGGAGTTTCTCCATCTGGAGCTATAACGCTTAATAAAGGTCGTAAATCATCATCAAATGTTATTTTACCTTTTTCTAAAAAAAATGGTATGTCAAACTCATTGATATTAGTCCAATTAGAAAATAGCTTTTTACCACCTGTCCCACCTCCATAGTAAGTAGCAAATTGTTTTTTAATTTCTTTTAAATTATCTAAATCTCTTGCTATTTGTTTAATAGCAGCATCATATCCACCAGCGGATTGTTTATCTCCATTAGCCATAGATTCGTCATATTTTTGAACTAGACCAGATACCATGTGATTTATAACTTTTTGATTTTGTATTCCGTGTATTTCAGATGACTTAGCGTCATCTCCATACGGCATGTTTTCAAAATATTTTCTTGCTTCTTTATCTGACATATCTTATATTTTACGTTGTTGGAGTTTCTTCATCTACTAAACCTTTACCTCTGTCAGCTAGTCCTGTAAGCCAATCACTACCCATACCAACTCCTGCTTGTAATGCCCCTACGGCAAAATTATCTATTTGAGTGTTCATCCTATCAACAGCCACATTAGCAGCTTCTTGTCTTTGCCCAGCTATATCTAACATCTTAGCTTGTTTTTCCATATCATATTCTTCTACCATTCTAGCACCTTCTCTTTCAAGCATATCTCTCTTTTGTTCTCCTTTAGCTTTTAACTCTTGTAATCGACCTGACTCAGCTATCATGGCATCTTGATTAGCTTTTTCTTGAGCGCCAATAGAAACAGACGCTTGTTGAGCTTGTTTTATTCCTTGGTTGGCTAACACTTGAGCTAAACCAGCTACACCACTTCCTCCAGCTGCACCTTGCATACCTTGCATTATATTAGCCATAGCTTGTTGTGACTGTTCTTTTTCAAACTCAGCTTGTTTTAAATTTACCGTGGCGTCTTCATAAACATTTTCCATACTTTCGTAAGGGTTCTTTACGCCAGCGTAAGGGTTTTTCATTTTAGTATTTTCCCAGTCCTCCATTTGGTTTCCAAAGTCTTCTTGGGCAGCATATTGCTCTTGTCTAAGCGCGGCCCCGCCAAACACGGCGGTTATAAACTTTGTTGGTGCTGGTTTTTTATATTTCTTTTTATATGCCATAATTATATTGTTTTATCTATTATTACAGTTTTTATACATTATTTACTACTAGGAGTAATTTCAGAAGCTAAACAGTACATCTCTGCTTTTTCAGTGGAATTATTTTTAAGTGTAACACTTGCGTAATAACCAACTATACCAGAAAGATTCATTGAACTATCTTTACCAAACATAAGAAAATCACCTGACTGCGGTATAGTACCACCTGGGTTTATATCATCAATAGTTACGGTTGTTTCTGTAAAAGCTGTTACTGGACCTATAAATATAGGTACATTAGGAGGTGTTACTTCTAAAAAACCCCCAGATGGAGATGGCGTTTGAAAATAAGCCATGTCACCTATTTGTAAAGAATCATTATTTACTGGTCCTGTGAATTGTAATGTTATCATATTTTAACTTGCTGTTCCTTCTGTTAATATTCTATTTACATCTATATATATATTTTGATCTGCTTCTGGAAATTTTCTCACACCTAAATCACAGCTAAAATAGATCAAATTACTAGATCCATCTACATAGATTTTAGCACCTACTCTTACTGGTTTGGCTGAACTAGCTCCTAACGTACCGTTCCGAAGAGTGATAGTTCCAGTAGAGGTAGATCCTGATACTGCACTAACTGTACAAGCGGTAGTTTCAGAATTTTTTTGTAGTCCTCTCATTCTAATAGTAGCGCCCACACCTATACCTGTTGTACCATTAACATTAATAGCTGTTCCTTCAGTCACGTTACTAGTTAACTCCGTTCTGTTAGTAGTAGTAGTTTGACCAAGCTCTACGACTCCATTTGAAATATTAATAAACCCACCAATAGCATCGTTGATTAAACTTGTTCCGTAGGCTCTAAATTTAATAGCATGAGTATCACTCCATGTTTCGTTGCCATCTAGTGTAACTGTTTTAGTAGTTGTGTTAATAGCGGTTATAGCTCTTAAGTCGCTTTGGTAAGTGCTATTTACGTAAGATACTTGCATGCCAATATATAGGTCGTCTACACTTGTTAACGTTAAAGACGTAGAGTTCGTTCCAGCTCCGTTAGCGGTATAATTTCCAGTTTCCCAATATACTGCTTCTTCTCCAAAAGTTCCCTTAGTTAAATCTAGACTAGTAGTTGGATTAGTTATAAAAAATCCATAATCATTAGACGCTGATGAAACTGTTAGTAATTTCTTTTTTATATTTGTGACTAACTGCGTAAGGCGTGTAAACTCAATTGACTCATAACCGTCAACCGTTTCAAGAGTAGTATCAGTTACACCAACATTAGTAAAATCTCCAGACGCGACAAAAGTTAAAGTAGTAAGAGCTCGTTGTAAAACGCTAGTTAAGTAACGAAGTTTATTACTGCCAAAACTAAATTCAGTATTATAATGAGATTCAGCATATACTATGACGTTATAGGTGATATCATCTGCGTTTGGTATAAAAAACGTATATATGCCTGGTGTTTTATTTAAAAGTCTATAGTTTACGCTTGAACCGTGGTTTGTAAGCGCGGCAAAAGTCTCAGTCTCGAAATTATAACGTTGATTATTATCTGTTCTAACGATTTCTACACTAAAAACAGAATTTTCACTACCTTCGACAGTTAAGACAATCTTACCACCTACACTTGCCGCTGCTTCGTTTGTACTTACGCTTGTAATATAATTCATTTGCTAATATTTTTATCCTTCATAATCTTCTCTATCTTCTCTGTCTTCTCTATCTTCTCTATCTTCTGCTGGAGGAGTATCCTCGTAGTTTTCAACAACTACATCATCTGCAACAGCAGGCGGAGCTTCTTCAGAAGCCTCCTCTGTGTCTTCACCTCTATCTCTACCATCATCTACAGGTCCAGTCTCATTTCCAGTTCCAGGTCCTGGATTAACAACATAAATACAACTTCCATCATCCATTGTTGCTCCCGCGTAATAGTTTGTAGCGTTAGGATCAGTACAACCATATACAATAGCTGGATATACACACGAACCATCATCAACCGTTGCGTTAGGATCGTAATTTGTAGCAGTTGGATCCATACATCCTGATATTGGCAATATACAAGAACCATCATCAACTGTTGCTAGTGGGTTGTAATTAGTCGCGTTTGGATCCATACAGCCAGGAATTATTGGATTAGTTGGTATTATACAACTTCCGTCATCAATAGTAGCTAATGGATTATAATTAGTGGCATTAGGATCAGTACACCCAAGAATTTCAGTTGGTCTTGGACCGCCACCACCACCGACTACTTGAACTATATCAATCATTCCCAGTCCTTGAAAGTTGAAAGCAGCGGTATCTAAAGGATTTTTTGCAGTTCCCTTTACATGGTTAAACCATTTGCCTTCTTTTTCTATAAACTCATTTAATGTACCTTCTTGTTTATCTGTGTTCATTGAACTTACGTACCAACCTGGTTTACCTTGTAAGTTATAATAGTCTCCATCTGTCCAATTAACACCACCCTGTGTAATAGTTGTAAATTGATCTATTTTAGATTGTGTACCTTCATAATTTAGTGTATTAAAGTTTTTTACAAGACCTGGTTCTTTATTTAATAACGGTGTTATAGACGATTCTACAAACGCTGGCACGGTATTATAAGCACCTTGATAAAAAGTGTTTCTAGTTTGATTAATATGATGTTTCCAAAGTCTACCATTTACCATACTGTAATATTGATTTACACTACTAATAGCTACTTCAGGTAAAAACGATTTAAAACTAACCCACCCTTTAGATCTTTCGTTATAAGTAACAGTTGTTCCTACGTTAACAGTATCAACAGATCCGGCGGTATACATGCAAGATCCATCTTCTACAGTTGCGCTAGGATCGTAGTTTGAAGCGTTTGGATCTGTACATCCAAATCTTTGTGGTCCAGCTGATTCACCTCCAGAAGGAGCGGCTGTACGCCCAGCTGTTAAAACCCCTCCTGTTCCCGTTCCAGGTCCACCCGCTCCAGGTCCACCCGCTCCAGTGTCTGTGGAAGTAGATCCTCCTGACATATTAAACGTAGTGAATGTAGGACTAGTACGGGTGTCATATCTCCAACCTTTTATTATTGATAAATTATAATCACCTTTATGAGAGTCATAGCTACCATATAATCTTTGGGCCACAGGTAAATGATCCCTAAAATAATCATGCATTCCAGCGTCTGATATAGGAGTTATTCCATCTATAGACAGTCTAATAACCGCGCCTCTTTGTTTGTCCGTAAAGTATGCTCTAAATGACTCAGCAGCAAAAGACTCTGGATTTTTAGATATACCGTAATTACCTCTAAAAGGTTGTGCTTCACCTAAAACTCTATTTGTAGATAATAATTGAGTGTTACCATCAGCATTAAATAACATATCTTTGTCCACAAATATTTGTATTATCTTATCTTCACATAGTGTAACTAAATCTTTGTCTCTAGCGTACAGTTTTTGTATACTACCGTAAGATGGCATTAAATCTTTAGTAATTTTTTCTGCTTGTATAAATTGATTTAAATCATTAACACCACTAGTAGAATTATATAAACCTGAATATATTAAACCATGTTTTCTTCTCTCTTCTTCATATGGCTCTTCTAATACAGTAGAAGCTTTAACACCATTTAATATAAAGCTTTCATTAAAATCATCTCTAATTCTATTAGATTCAACGCCGTTACCAAAGCTAAAGCAATTGTAATAAGACAATCCCATTTTATTTTTGTAAGTGTCTTGTTTTATTTTAAATTTAGTAATATAACTTCCAACCGTCTGTTCTATATTTAGTACTCTAGCAGTTGTATAACCACCGTCTTCTTTCCAAAAAGTTAATGTAGAGTTAATATAATTACCAGCAGAAGCGACAAAACCTGGATTATTTATTTCTACTATATTACCTTCCCACCCGGCAACTCTAGGATGAAAATCAGCTGTAGTGTTTGCTAAATTAGCTGCTGCAATATTTGGTATACTACCCGTTACACTAGAGGTTACTTTACTACCAACCGGACCTAGTAAATGTCCTTTTAAATGTGTTCCCGTTTCTACACGTATAGGCAAAGCATCACTTGCCTCGTAATATATATTTAAATCTTGTTCTTCTTTAGCTTCTGTTTCAAATATAGCTGGAGAAGTCGGTAGAGTATTAGAACCAGGCTCAATATAGTCGTCAACAAATCTAATAACTTGACTAACTTCATGGTCAGCCATTGTTGTTGGAGGGTTGTTATTAGGTGATAAAAAAGTATGGCCACCAGGAAATGAGGTTGAATTTAAAGGATCTTTATCAACTTGTAGGATATAACAAACTCTTCTATTGTGTGCTGCTCCAAAGTTTTTAATCGCGTTTTTTAAGTGGTGCCACCTGTTAGCTATAACACTAGCTCCACCCAAGCTACCTGACTGTAAATTCGATCCTTGCAATTCATCAAAAAAATTCTGTAACTTAATAGCAACACTATTTCCAATCCCTCCTGATGGATATGTTCCGTAGGTATAACCAGTGTGGAATTGGTTACTACCACCTGTGCCACTTGCCCATCTTACCGTAGGATGCCAAGAAGTATGATTATATAATCTTATTGGATTTGAAGCTCGCTTTATAGTATAAACAGTATCTTGAATATCGTCAACAATTTTAAATCTAGATCCAACTGCCAGTCTGTTTACAACGCTTTGTGCTCCTGGATTTAAATAACCTGGATTCCATTGGTTATCAAAATCTGCTGCCCATGTTGAATCAGCATTATATTTTTGATTATGTTTTTTGTCAAAATCTGTAACGGTTGGTTCATTCCATATATAATCCATGTGACCCTGCGCGCCATCAATATACACAGTTGACGCTAATATTTTTTGCAAGCCTTTCCAAAATAATTCTTGATAATGGTCTTCTATTTTGTTGTTATTTGTATATGGCCACTCGTCTTCTATCCAGTTTTGCAGTTGATTAAAATTACCATCATGTAAATCTACTCCTGGAGCCATAAATGAAAGATGTATAAAATGACCACCTCCTTCTACTAGTCTATAATAACCAGTATCGTCAAAAGAACCTTGAAACCCAGCTGCCGCTTGTAGAGCGTTGTTTGCATTTCCCGCGTTGACTGTTGTAAAATCTCCTTCTGATAATTTATAAATATTTTTGCTCCAATGCCTAGGTCCGGTTGCATTATTCCCACCACCAGTTGTTCGGTATTTTGACGCTGTAATATCATCATTGGCAGTAACAGCACCAGCTGTAGAGCTATTAGTTAATCCTTGTGCTGGCCCTATAATACCCTCAAGACCATTTATGTATTGAGTCGCGATAAATGGATTACCTTTTGTTTTTCTTCCTGAATATGCAACATCAAGAGTATTGTCGTCTTGAGCAGCGACAAACGTTGTGGTATCTATAAACCATCCTTGTTGGCCACCACTAGACTCTCCAAACTTAGTAGCGGCAACCCATTGACTTGCATTTCTAACTCCAGCTTGGCCGTTACCAAAAGTATTAGGCGTGCCAAACGAGTTTTGAGTCCAGCTACTAACACCGTTCCATATACCATCGTTAGCCCCATTCCCGGGTACCCCAACATTACCTTTTTTATCTCGTAAATTAAAAAATACCATTTTTGCTAGAGTAGCAAAATTTAAAGTATCACTAGCTGATGGTACTAAATACGTTTGAGTAATTGGATTAGAAATAATTTTAACAAAAAATCTACCTTCAAACTCAACCGCATCTTTTTGTTCTAACTTATATACTGTGACATTTAAATTATCATCAGCATTTAGTACACCCGCACTACTTTCTACCCAACTATCATTTGCTTCTATTACTTTTCTTAGCACTAAATTGTATTGAGGATCACCTCCGTTGTCTCTGACGCTAAATCCTGAAACAAAATATTTTTCTGAAGTTATAATCGTACCACCTGTATTAATTGTAAATTGAACAGCTAATCTATCACTTTTAGAAAGATCTTCTAATGCAAGTCCACCTTCAGACTCCCAAGCGTTTTTATCTATTAATAAACGTTTGACACCCTCTGCTGGATGCGCTGAAATATCTGGAAATAAAGCGGATAAATCTGGAGCACTTCCACCTCCTGTACCTAAAGATATATATTCGTATTTTATAGTTTCAGGGGCTTCATTTTTTATATCTATTATTTTTATTTTATTTTCAACTGGAACTATTTGCTCTACGTCTACCTGTTTTTTAATACTAAAGTAATCGCCTTCTTGTATTTTATTTCTATCAGAAGAAGGAAAGGATATCCACAAGTTGTCATCTCCAGACGCCTTATATACTCGATCTAAAGTAAGATTATAATACTCTCCTGTTGTTTGCTTGATAAAATATTTAAAATAATGAGCCCAAGATGGTTGACTTCCTTGTAAAGAAACGGTTAATCTTAATGATTTGTCTGCTGTTCCGTTAAACCCAGCTCCAGGATTTTGATCAAAAGGTATATTTATAGAAGCATCTTTACTAGTAAATACTGGTGTTTCTCTACCATATTTGTCTCCATATACGATTCCTAAATAGTATTTTCTTAAAGATTTTACCGATCTTCTACCTATAGAGTTATTAAAAACTGGTTGTACCCCTAAAATATCTCTATCTTCAAAACCTAATGCACCTTCCGGTTTAATAATGGGCTTTGTAGGCGTTCCAGACGTGGTGGTTAAGTTATAATTCTGCAAGTAATTAGCATAAATAACTCTATTACCAGTTATCTCTTGTGCTAATGCTTTTCTAGGAACGTTATCCCACGGTCTTAGTATTTGATTATCTGGAAGAGCGGCATATATGTTTTCTACTGTTACTTCATACTCTCCTTTAGTGTTGTAATTATATTGCTCTGTGTGTTGAGAGAGACTTGTAGTGGCGCCACCAACAGGATAACTTGTTTTTAGTATTGTTTTACCTGTATTTTTATTAAAATAATTTGGAGTTGGATCGTTTATTTTTATACTATCAACAGAATATATTGTTGTAGATCTTTCTTTCTTGAATAAAATATCTACTTGTACGGCATCGTCTGGAGCGTCTGCAGGAACTAAATCTTCTAATTTCAAACTTAAAATAGTGTTTTCCATAGCTAGGTTATATGGATCTCTTGTAGGGTGAAATCCAAATGCTCCGGCAAAAAATACTGGTTGCGTAAATGGTGAAAAAGCAGAATACTCACCATTTGAATATTTGTATCTAGTACCAAATCTTATAAGTTCTTTTTCAAATATAGGTTCTAAGTCAACTTCTTTAACAACGTCTAATTGATAAGGCTGTGGATCAAATGTTCCCTCTATTTCTAATATTTCATATGGAATCTGCCATCCCACCTGAACACCAGATAACAAACCACCAAGACTAACCGCGATAAGTGGGCCTGTGACTTTTATTTTAACATCATAAGTTTGTGGTAAATTACCAATAGCATCATTACGAAGTAATAATATTATATCTCCTGCGGCATATGGTTCGGTTAATTGACCCATAGCGCCAAAATCATAAATCATAAGGGGTCTTACAGTAGGAATAGCAGGAGGGGTAGTTTGAAGAAAATTGTCATCGGTACTCCCTATTGAAGCACCATGTAAATCAAAACCGGTAGACGCGTTAGTTGGATCGTAAGTATTGTAAATTGGTTGTAAACTTGTTTCGCTTAGTTTAACCGTTGGCGCTTTTTGAGGTCGTTTACGTATAACTGTAATATGACTTTCTGTTATAGGCCCTATAGAAGACGATTGTTGTTCAACAAACATATCGCTATGTAAGGTTAGATCTGTATGGTTATTTCTTTTAAGTTCTGTTATATTTATTCTTCTAGGTTCGTTAATATTATCTGTCCAAAATAATAAATCATCTATTATACTTATACCAGTTATAAGGCTATTAACGTCAAACTTTAATACGTCTTTATTTGTATCTACTAATATAGGTGTAACTGTTTGATCGTGATGGAACTCAATAATAGCATCTGCACTATTACTAGTAACAAACCAATATAAAACATTCTTTTTTTCATCAGATATAGCTCCTACACACGTAAATCCACGGCCTACTATAGTCTCAACGCGATCGTTACCTAGTATATTTTGTACCGTTCCAACATCTGCATCTTCAGAAGTAGAAACTTGCACATTCATTGCATCTCTATATTGTCCACTTGGTACTAATCGCTCATCAAGGTCTTTATTCATTACACCCTTGTCAAACGTGTTTTTAATTTCCGGCATATTTTAGTGTTTTATCCATTTAGATTTGCCTCTCATCACTTGAGTAAACTCCTCTATTTTTATATTCGATAATCTTAATTTAGCTTGTCTTATAGCGGCAAATTTTTCTTTTTTAAATCTTGGAACTAATTGCTGTCCAGCTATTGTTGTTGATAAAACAGCGTAAGCTATAGACTTGTACATTGCCTCTTCAGCAAATTTATGCACTATCATTTCTTCATCAGTACCCAATCCATCACTTATATAATCTAAAACTATAGTCTTACCTGACATGTTAGAGCTAAAATGAATTAATCCTCTTAAGTTATCTATGAAGTAACTCCCATTAGACTGTGCATGAGAAGGTTCTAATCCATATCTTTGTCCTAAATTAAAATCATAAATATCAGTATCGTAATTAAAAGCTTGAACATCATCGTCAGATTCAGCATCACTATTATATCTATTCCAAGTAGTAGAATTTGTATCATTAGAAATAAATCCAACTGTATCTCCAGATCCAATAGCAAAAGAAGCTGGGTGAGATAATTCAACCGTTGAAGATCCAACTCCTACAACTTTAATAGCTGAATTTCCATCGTCAACGTCGTTATCATTAACAAATGAAGGATGATTTATAAACATACCTACTTCTATTCCATCAACGCTAGTCAAGTTTAACTGCGTATCTCCAATATTACCTGTTGCTGTAGTAGTTGTTTCTGTTAACGTACTATGAGCTAGTCTTAGTCCATTTCCTAAATAATTAAATCTAGTTATTTCCAATCTTTCATTCGTTGATAATAGAGCATTTTTATCTGAAGCACCAGTTTTGTTTTTTAATGTAATAGATGTTATTCCAGCTGTTGTAGTAACCAAATGTATATAACTAGCGTTTGGTAAGTTAGGACTAACTACTCTCATTCCATGTACTAATACGTTACTATAGTCTCCATCTAAAACTACAACGTTAGAATTTAAAGTTAGAGTTCCTACTGGATCAATTCTATATTCACCATTGCTATTTTGATATAAAGAAGGATAAGGATTTTGAGTGTGTTTAGTTGGATAAAGAGGTCGTTTAATACCATCACCATCTATCCATAAAACTCTATTATACCCAACATAATCTTGAGGAAGTATCATAGTGTTAGATGGTGGAAGTAAAATTTCTTGAGTTTTTATAGATCTGAAAGTGTCAAATGATAATTCTTGTATTGATCGTTGAGCATGAAAAGCAACGTCTGTTCTTTTTATTTTTGGTATTATTTTATGTTCACCAACATAAGCAATCATAAAATTAGTTATGATATCGTCCAAAGATATAAATTGATAACTACCAAAATTATCACCTTCATAATATTCTACTTGAGTTTGATTTAGTAAAGCCATTTATTATTGTTTTTCTTGTTGAATATTCTTTGTGTCCTCTCCTGATGCTGCTTGATATAATCCTTGATCTTTTAATGTAAATCCTGCTAAAGTTAATATTTTTAAAACTAGTTCCGTTTCTTCAGATGGGTGCAAGTCGAAATCTTGAGCATCAGCCGCGGTTGCATTGTATAAAGCTTTTTCTCCAACAACAACGTAAGTCCAATTTACTTGTCTAGGCGATTGAACGTAATCTATATCTGCCTCTGTTAAAGTATCGTCACCAGCAATTTGAATAACGCTATTTATTGTATCAATCATATAAATAGGTCTTGTGGCTGTGGGCGTTGTTAATGGGCTGTTCGGAAATAATCTAAAATCTTTTCTACTAACACTTTCCATTATGGTATTACCTGATCTGACATTTGAAAGTCTATAAAATCTTGGGAGTGCATTTAAATTACCTGCGACACCATTTGGATTAATAGCTAATGCTAAAGTAGCAGTCACTTCAAATACACTTATTTTTTCTTCTAATATATCTACCATATCAGCGTGTGTTGTGCTGTTTCCTGGTATTCTTAAAAATTGATTTAAATCGTAGAAGTATTGCTCAAATATATCCATCTGAGCTTGATTAGCGTACAAATTAAATTCTTGAGGAGTTATATAACCTCTTTGTTCTTTATTTGCAAGAGTTAAAACTCTTTGATATATTCTATCTACGTTTATCATAATATTTTTTTATTGTAGTTACGATCGCCCCGTAGGGCGACCGCTCTACAGTTTGATTAATTGTTTAATCTTTTTTCTATATTTTGAAATATCTCCATACCTTCATCAGTCTTAAACCAATGTGCTAAAGCAGTATATGGATGCTCATCAAATGGTATTGTCATTAACTTTCTGCCATTACTTCCCCATAAGAAGTTTCTTTGATCAGAAGATAATCTTAATATACCGTTTTCAACAGCTCTAATTCCAAAGTTTCTTAACATCACATTTTCATCATCCGCAAGCTCTAAGAACAACTTAGGATTATTCCTAGCGAACACAAGCAAATCACGTCTAAGCTCCTTAGAACTCAACTTAGATACCTCAGAACCAACTTCAACACGCATAATAGCTTCTGCCATATCTATATCTATATTTCTAGCCGCTACTAATGCTTCTACTTGTTGTTCTAAAATATCTATTTCTTCAGCCGCTAAAACCGCTGGTTTGTACTCTTCGTATACTTTATCTTTATGTGGATGATATAAACTTAAAAGTTTTTGTAAAACTGTTTTAGTTCTAGGAACAAATAAAGAACCACCTCTAAAGGTAATGTGTGATAATCTTTGATCTCCTTTCATTTCATCAACAAAACAAGTTTGTTGGTTTGCACAGTACTTTAATTCTCTTTCAAGTCCTTTTTTCTCGTCAAACCAAAATATACTTCTAGACTTAATTGTCTTAGATAATGGTTTTTTACCTCCTTTTAAATAGTAAACTCTATCTTTGATTTCCCATTCGTCTTTTGGTTTAACTCTTTCTCTTGGTTGTTCTACAACCGGAGCAGTTTCTATAACTGTCTCTTCAATTTGAGGTTCTTTAACCTCTACTTTTTTCTTTGCCATAATATAATATATAATAAAATTAATAAAATAAAAAGAAGGGACGGAGAACGTTTACCTGTATGCCGCCCCCTCTTTTAATATAATAAATGCTTATCCTTGAATTAACATAAAGTTGTTAGCACCTTGAGTAACTAAACATCTTTCTGATAACATATGAATTTGCATCGCGTCAAGTGCAGATGTAGCAGCACCAACTGAACCAGTAACCCAAGTTTTCATTTTTCTATTGTCAGTTTGTGAAGCTCTATATCTAACATGTAAAAATGGTCTCTTAAGGTTCTTACCTAACATTTGGTCATAAACAGTTGATGTACCAGCTGGAACAACAACACCTCTAATTGCGTTAGCAGTGTTAGCAGCGTTAATACCACCTCTAGTAGCTAAGTCATTTAAGTATCTAAAGTCAGATTTGTAGAAGTCATAAGAACCTCTTCTAAATCCAGAGAAACCTAAATTAAGTGCCATATCTTCAGAGTTGTTAAACACTCCGTAAGAAGTACCACCAGCTCCATAAGAATTCATAGAAGCAAGCATGTCGTCAAATGCTAAAGAAGTTTGTCTATTTAAGAATAACATGTTTTCTTCAATAGCTCCTTGTTTATCAAATTCAGCTAAAATGTTGTCGAATTCAGCTAAATCATCAGTAGCACTAACACCATCAATTCCAGAAGTTAAGTTACCTCTTGAAGTGATAGCAGCAAATAAACCTTCAGTACCTACGTTTCCAGCACCAGCAGCAGAACCTGCAACAAGAGCGTTACCATCGATTTGAGAGTCAGCAAGGTTTAATTCACCTTCTAACATTGCCATTTCTAAGTAATCAGTAAATCTAGCTCTAGTATCAGCCTCAGCTTTTAAGTACCATAAGTAACCTGATTGACCCATTTCTCCAGTAACTTCAACCCAACCAACTCTAGCTGTATCAGAACCTGATACTTCGTAGTAATCTTTCATGATAATCGGTTTGTTAGTAAAAGTTTGGAAAGAAGGCTCGTTACCACCTCTTGAATCAGTAGCGGCATCGTTGGCAGCGTTGTTATAGCTATCTCCTTTACCGTATTCAGAACCATAAACTAATATAGTTGTATCTCTAGTTCCACCAGTAGTTGTAATACCAGCAGTGTTTAATGATGCAAAGTCGTAAGGTAAAACGTCGATCATAGAACCTGTATCAACAGCTTCTACTAAACATCTTACAACACCTTCAGAGTTTGCAACGATAACCGTATCGTTAACTCTAATACCGTGATTTGCGCCTATGTCGTTTCCATCGATGTCTGTTTCAATTTCGATTTGACCACCAGAAGCAGTACCACCTGTAGCACCTTCTATATGTCCTAAATAAGACAAGTGTAAACGACCTTGCTCAGACCAAACAACTTGGTCAGCAGCCATCGCTTCTTCAGCTCCAACTTGTGATAAGAAACCTGAAATAGTTCTCGGTCCGAAAACTTCAGCTTCTTTCTCCATTAGATCTGGTAAATATTGTTGGGCCCACGTTGTATCTGTAGCACCCGTAAAGTCTAGGTAATTTGTAGATAGTGCTTGCGGCACTGGAGCCGGTACACTATTCAAATTAGGCCCAGCAGTTTGATTAATTCCTGTTGCCATAATTTTTTAATTTTTATTTTTTAGTTTTAATTTTAAATTTGAAATCAGGGCCGTCATCATTTAGAACTCTTGCTTTAAACCCGCTAGTATTCACGTTCTCGACGTGAGATTGTCTAGGATCCATACTTACATTTTTAGATTTAGCAATGCTGTCTTTTAAAGCGTCAGCTCTACCTTGTTCATAAAAATGATTAGCAATTTGATCAGGATTCATAGCTGTAAAAAGTCCTTTGTGATAACCAGTTGCATCTTCCATTGCTTCTTCTTTATTCAGAAACTTTCCTATAAAGTTGTTAATGTCACTTTGCGTAGTTTTCACTTTGTCAGCGTCTTTTATATTGAACCTAAATTTCTTGTCTCCAACTTTGTATTCAAAACCTTTGAATTGTTCATTAAAGACAGCTTCTGTTTTAGTTCTAAAAATATCTGACATCTTTTGATTAGTTGCCGATCTCTTGTTGTACTCGTTGAAGTAATCCATAGCTTTTTGTTGCTCTTCAGTGAGTTTACTTCCAGCTTTGATATCTTCATAATATTTGGATTTTACACTTTCCAAGTGTTGCTTTGCAGAAGCAACTTGCTCCTTCATAGCTAATTTTTTTCTTTTTATTTCTTTGTCATCATCCACGTTCTCATCAAAAGCAAAAGTATCTTCCATAACAAATTCTACTTCTTCTTCTGATAAATGAGGTCTAGTTGATTTATAATATTCTTTTAATAAAGCGTGATTATCTAATTCTGAATAGTCTTGATTAAGTTTTAAATAATCGCTTAAATCACCACCAGTGTCATCCATAAAGTCCATTAATTTTTGAATGTTCTCTGGTAAATCTTTTCCGGTTTCTATAGATTCAGCTATAGTTTGTTCTATAACTTCTGTAACTTTTTCTTCATTTGTTACTTCTTCTACAACTGGAGTTTCTTGTGTTTCAACTTCCGGTTGTACTTCTTCTTGTTCTTGTGTGGCCCCGGCGTCCTCAACGATCTCAACCACTCTTGAGTCGTCAGTACTATCGTTTGTAACTTCTTCTTTGGTTTCATTTGTTTCTTCTGGTTTTTTAGTTAAATCAACTTTAGTCACGGTTTTTAAATCCTCAGCTGGTTTTTTCATTTTAGTTGTAACTTTAGTAACATCCCCTTTAGGTTCGTTTACTTTAGGAGTCTCTTCGACTACTTCTTCTTTTTTCTTTTTTGCCATAATATAATATAATAATAGTTAATAATTGTTATCTAGGACCAAAGCTCGACATATCACCTACACCTCCTAATATATCATTACCTGATGATTCAAAGTTTTTAGGTGGTTTATTGTTATTTCTTTGGTCTATAAGTTCACTTTGTTGTGTAGCTTGTATTTTTGTTCTTCTATCTTTACGATCTTCTTTTTGTTTTTCAGAATCTACTTTTTGCTGCGTCTCAGTTCCTTTTAACTGCATGTTATATTGAAACTCTTGTTCCATTAACATTTTCTTAATTTCAGCTTCTTGATACAGTTTTTCAATTTCAAATTGATTTTTAGCTTGTTCTATAGATATTGTCGTTTGAGCTAATGACTGATTTTTTTGAACCTCTGCTTGAGCAGCAGCTTGTGTTTGTTGAGCGTTAGCTTGTGCTTGAGCCATCATGTTTTCTTGTTGTAACTGTTGATCTCTTTGTATTTTGTTTTTTCTTCTTATTTTTAATAATTGGTTAGCTAACTTAACATTTTTAATATCTCTTAAATCAATAGCGTCTTCTAGTTCTATATTTTGCTGTCCTAAAGCCACTTGGATATTTTGTTCTAATATAGCCTTTTCTTCCTCGTCTGGTGTTAATTCTATAAATATACCAAAGTCATAAAGATGTAACTGTGTCATTTCTTTTAATGCAGCTACATTGTGAGCGCCTACTGCTTGTATAAAGGCTTCTCTTGTTGGAGAATATTCTATAATATCAGATATTCTGAGAGATAAACACTCGCAAACTTCTGCTGTTAAAAATAAACCTCCTTGTAATATATGCCTAGTAGCGGTATTACTATTTGCCGCTGCCATTTTTTGAACACCCACTAAAGCTTTAGGATCTGGAGTAGCAGCGTCTCTAGCTTCGTTTAGTCCGGTTACATCTCTTATCATCTGTAGATAGTAATTATAATTACCGATAAGTGATTGTAATTTTTGTCCTCCACTTCCAGATTGTATTTCTTGTATTGGTACTTTACCAGGATTCATATCACCTTCTGATGTGTATGATCTACCAATAACAGAACCTGTTTGGAAGAACATGTTTAAAGCTTCTTGTGGATTATAGTTTGTTCCGTTACCTAAATCTATTTCAGCTAAACCATCAGCGTCCAGATAAACACCATCTGGAACCATTCTTGATAATACCTGCTGAAGTTTAAGATGAGTTAATTGTATCATGTCAGCAAAACCAGTTATTCTGCTAACCAAACTTTCTATTCTACCATCGTACATTCTAGGCGCACATATAGCGTAATTCATTTTTACTTTAGTATAATCACTTTTAGGACGCATCATGTTTTTGGCCATTTCCCATTTAAGTAGCTTTTTAGTACCTAAAACTAAAGCGCCATCATATAGACATTCTACTTTTCTAGATTCCATTGAAAAATTTTCACTTTCTCCAGGATTAAAAGTATCATCTTTTTCTATAGCCTTATCTGCTCCAGTAGCAGTCTCTTTCATTTTATAAACCTCAGACATGTAGGTTTTATAATTAAAGTATAAAACTTTTACTTTATTATTATCATTTTCTCCTTCTCTAAACCTATTATTATCGTATTTTCCTTGATTTTGGTTATTGTAATTAGTTATTTCTTTTAAATCTTCCTGTGTTAAATGAGGAAATTGTTTAATCAATTCATTTACTGGTAATGTTTTAACCTCACCACAGTAATATATGTCATTGAAATAAGGGGAGTTAGTGTAAGAATAAACAAGATTTGCAGGATCAACATAATCTATAGTAACACCTTCAGAAGTATTGTAACAGGTTTTTACTGCCCCAATACCTAAGACAGTTAGATCGTAGTAAAATCTCTTTTTAATTAATTCATAGCTATTACCTTCTAACAAAGTGTTTATAGCTTGTTCTTCTGCTATTTCTACAGCTTGCTTATAGTCTAACTGCATATGAAGATCTAATTCTTCTTGAGAATCTGGTAATAAATCTGGGTTTTTACTAAATAAATCCAAACCAAATTCTTCTTTAACGAACGCTTTTAAATCTTTAGTTCGCATATCTTCCATAATTTTATCCATGTATTGAGTTCTTTTACTGACTCCAAATGGATCTTGAGAGAATACTTTTACATCGTACATTCTTTCGGCGATACCGTTAACTACGATATCTACGAATTTAGGAATTATCGGAACTGGTTTCCAATCTAAATTTAAATATGATAAATCACCATTAATAGAAAGTTCATTTTTATATTTTTCTATAGATTGTTCTCCTCTAGCATATAATCTTAAATTATGAAAATTGTTTCTATTGTGTATATATCTATTACTATAGTTATCTTTATCAAACCATTCTCCTTCTATAGCTTGAGCCACTTTGAGTCCATACTCATAGCTTATTTTCTCTACATCACTAACTACCTGACTTGGAAATTGTCTCATATTAATTCTTTATTATCTTTGAAGTACTACCTTTGTTGGAATATTTAGCAATACTTATATTCAATTTTGGTTTCTCTATATTTGCATTAGGTCTATAAAGATGTCTGTTACAAGCCATTATTGCTAATCCAGAACTTATAGTCGCATCATGCTTTGTTCTTTTTGTTATATCAAATCTACTCCAATCATTTAATGTCTCGTTGAAATATATGTTTCCATAAACACCATCTTGTAAATGACCCACGTGTTGCTGTATATACATTTCAATAGCTGCCGCGTGAGCTTGTTTTATATCTTCACTAGAGTTTGGTATACCACCTATTTCTTTTTCTGCTACAGATAATTTGTTCCAAACTTTGTCAGGTCTATTCATAGAATATCCCCTATATCCTCTTCTTCTTAAATGATATAACAATCTAGGTTTGTTATTCTCACATAACAGTGGCATTCCATAAAATACCAACGCCATTAAAACATCTTCAAAAAATATCTCAGCCGTTTGTGGTCTAGCTACATATTCTAAAAAGAAATGATTAGGAGGGCAATCTTCCATTGAAAACTTTGTCAATCCATGTAAAGCCCCGTTAGATCCCTTACCATCAACCGTTCCTGATATATCGTAACTATCACAACCAAAAGCGCCCATGTGTTCATTGGCAGGATATCTTATACCGTTCTTAACAACAACTTTATTCTGCATGTGAGATGGTGGAAACCAACTTACCTTAAATCTTCCTTTTGGATCAGGATAAAATATTACCTGCGTGTCTTTAACTCCATTAACCCACTGAAAATTACCTCTAGATATTATTGAAGAATTACCTACACCTTCGTTGTAATCTATCTGTTCGTATATTTTTACTAAGTTAAATATACTATTTTTAGCTTCATCTCTAAATGCATGTTCTGTAGTTCTTGGAAATTGTCTATAGAACTCATTAAGGGCATCATGGTCTTGTTTTAATCCTTCAGCTTCGTTTTCCCAGTGTTCTATTATTCCGTAATCTATTAATTCACCATCTGGTCCGAGTACATCATCGTCTGGATTATTGAATACTGGATATCCGTATTCATCAATAAATCCTTCGTAGTTCCATTCCATTGGGATAAACAAAGAATATAAACCAGATTTTGTCTGTCCATTTCTATTTCTTGAAGTAACGTCTGATGCATTGTATAGTTTTTTAAAGTTATCACCTCCTTTGTCAAGGGCGTTTGATGTTGAACCCATCATACATTTTCCTACTATTCTACTACCTAATCTTAAACAGGTTTTTGTAACTCTCCAGTTGTTTAATATATTGTCTGGTCTTTCCCACTTACCACTTTCGTCATGAACTAATAAACTTAGTTTTTCCCCATCATAACTATTGTCTCCTGTGTTCTTCCAATCTATTGTTGTGTCTAATCCTTTAATATCTTCGAGCTGTTCGTTCGCCGTAATCTTCTTTCTCGTAAACTTACTAGCGGGAACACGATAAGCCAACTCGGATTTTGGACGATCCATTCCATCTTGTATAGGTTTAAAAAAGAACGGATAGTTAATTGATATAGGAACAACCTTATCTGTAAACATTTTTTTAGCATCTGCACCTGTTTTTGATAATATACCATATCTACTATCACTTGATATTGTGGCTAAATTAACTGTTTCTGCACTTGACATAAAAGAAAATCCTGATCTACGGTTTTTAAGGTAACACATTCCGTAACATCTTTTATCCGCTTTACAAGCCTCCCAGAATATATAGAACAGTCTATTAGCTTCTCTATAATCTGGAGCTCCAACGTCAATCTTACTCCATTGTAAATACATATAGTGCGTACCGGTTATCCAGGTTGGTTTACCATTATTCATAAACCAGAAACCCTCTTCTCGACGTTTAAATTCCTCGTCTATATAATCGTACCATTTTTCTTTATTGTTTTCCGGATAACCCCTCCAATCGAATATGTTTTTAATCCTTTCGAGCTCTTTAGGATATTCCTGCTTAACCCACTTATTCTTTGGATGTTTATATACTTCTTTAGGTGGTTTCGGTAGCGCTATAATTAAATTTTGAATCTCTATAATTTCACCTATAATTCCATTATGTGACAACACAATTAAATCGTGTTCTTTATTGTAGCCGTATTTCCACTTTTTACCACGATTCATTCTAGTGATCGTAGTTCTTTTAATAGGCTCTACAGTTTTAACTAAACTTTGCTTGTACATTACTTAGATCTACCTTCTGCGAATCCTTTAAAGACCGTTTTCTTTCCCTCTTCAGGTGCTTTGCCCTCAAGCAGGTTTTCTTCTTCTTGGATTCTTGTAAGTATTTCGAATGCGTCAAATATAGCTAGTTTTTTAGTAGCCGCGGCATTTTTTAATCTATCTGCTGATATATCGTCATCACTGTCTACGATAGGTTCTTTTGCAACCTTAATCAGTTCTTCCACTGCTTTCTGCCCAGCTTGGATTATATTCTTCTTCGTTTCCTTGGTATTCATATTTAATTGTAATAAATTTAGTCATAACTCTATACAGTCTTTTCCCGTCAATAATAAACTCGTATGTTGAAGAAGGTGTAAAACCCACTAACTCTTCTTTATCGTGCGCACCGTCTGTATATTTTACAATACCTATACAACGCTCTTCTTCTTCGTGTTCAAACTGTTTTCGGTTTTTAATTGGCTGCACAAAACAATATCCTTTTGGCGCTTTCCATTCACCGTTTCTATTATATAAAAATACTTGATCTTTTGTTACAATATAAGTATTTTCATCAAAATAGCTCTTACTATTTTTTTCGTTACCTCTAATGTCGTGCCAACGCCTAAACACATTGTGATGCGTTATAATAGTATCTCCTGGTTTTATTTCTGTTTCAAAAGCTGTAGGAACTGATTTAACAATAGCCTCTCTATTAACAAATTGATGATTATAAACTTCCGTGTTTAATATTAAGTCTTTCTCACCAATTTTTTTAGTATTATTATATCTATTTCCTTTTGGCTCTATAACAAAGTCAAAAGGCGCTTTCATTAGTATTCCAAATTATACTCTACAGATATAGCCATGTTTTTGTTAAAGTCTTTCCAAGGTAGAACATCTTTATTCTTTTTAATATATATAGAGTATTTATCTTTTTCTTCTAATATATCAGATATAGTATGTCCACCATAAACTTCTTGACCAACAGCATAATGCATAGCGTCGTTCTTATAATCCTTGCCTACAGTAATTTTTCTAATTAGCTTGCTCATCGTGATTTATTTCTCCAGTATGGATATTGATATTATCAGTACCATACTCTTTCTTTAAGTCTTTTTGTATTCTAGCTAATTCAACCTGAAAAGTCTTTACATGATCTAATATAGCTTGTTTTCTAGTCTCTAAACTACCAACCTCCATTTGACCTCTATTAAGATTGTTGATTACGTCTTGCATTTTACTTAAATGCTCATTACTAATTTTTGTTGGTTTCTCAACCTTTTTTGTTTTTCTTTTTGCCATTTTATTTAATTTAATTGTTATTTATTTAATACTGAAGTCCTAATCTTATTTTTATTGGACTTGCATGTACTAGTTCATCGTTATCTGTTATAGCTACTCCACTACCACTTTCTAATGTTATTAGGTTAGCACCAGCAGATTTAACTGTTCCTACAACTGTATCAGAGTCGTGTTTAAGTATTACATCCCCAGGGTTAAACACTTTATCAGCATCTGTACCATCTGTTACTAAAGCGGTGTCGCCGGCAGCAACATCATCTGCGTCGTTTAATAATACTCCTGTAGAAAAATCACCATCATAACTTGCTCCACCTACTACAGCTACATACAAAGTGTGGTCACCCTTATTTGTTCTCGCAGCTTCAAGAACTAAATTTGTATGGTTCATACTAGAATCTGTGTTAGTTGTACTAGCAGTAAGGATGCTAGCAAAATCTAATCTACCGTCATAATTAAGAAGATCTAATATAGTGTGCCCTAAAACATTGTTGTAAAAACCTTTTCCATTAACTGTAGTGTTACCAGTACCCAAAGAAGAAGGAGCCGTGCCATCTGCGTTTCCTTTGGCAAAATACACAACCATGTCTCTAGCTGTTTGAGGTGTTGCATCTTGACCAGCCACTAACAGTGTTAAAGATTCTAGTTTTACAGTTCCTACAGGAACTTGAAAAGAGGTCCAATCGCAAATAACATCTCCCGCTGCAAAAGGTAGATCTGTTTTATTAGATTGTATCATTGTAGCCACAGCGGGCGTTGGTTTAATTAATCTTGAAATATATCCCATTTTATTATTTTTTTACTTTTTCTAGTGATCTACCACCAAAGTAGGCACCGATCACGGTTATTAATACTAATTGTAATAGATCAACCCAAGTGTCTTTCACTTCAAAAGCAATAACGCCAGCATCAATAAATATCATTAATACTGTTGATACTACTAAAAATATAAGAACTAAAGGCCTTATGTTTTTTGATAACCAAGAGTCTGAATTCATATCCATACCCCATCTGTTAGAAACTTCTTTTTGCATTTGAGCCTCGTAACCCATTATCATATCTTTTATTTTCTTTTCAGCTTCAAGCTTCTCTTCTTCAGATGTATGTAAGTTATCTATAACTCCACCTACACCCTTTACTAAATCCGCAGCTCCACCTGAAAATATTTTTCCTAATATATTCATAATTTAATTTTATTCGTAATAATCTTTTTTTTCCTTTTTAGACATTTTTTCCAATTCCTCTTTACTATGATCCGCGCCTTCAAAAGCTGGTTGCCATTTTTTAGTTTTCCCAAAATTTTGACTATATGGAGTTAGTCCTTCTCTTTGTACTTTTTGTATCTTTTTAGTATCTTCATAACCAGGATCTAAAGGTATAGTTTTGTCCTTGTCTACATACTGTTGATTTTTTCTAAGATATGCAGAAACGTTACCTTCTTTAACATCATCGTCCGTTGCGACAGGTCCTTCTTTATCTCTAAGTAAAAAATGTTTTTCTTTTTTTTGTTTTGCAGGAGAGTTTCCAAACCCGCCAAATCCTTTCATTTTATATCCCATAATTTGTTTTTTTTTATTCCCAAGGCATTTTCTCCCAAGGGAAGGATTTGTCACCTTCTGGTAACATCTCCCCGTTATAATTAATCATTCCGTCTTTTCTCTCATATATCTCTCCGTTCCATTTGATGTAGTTATCATTATAAGCTAACTTACCAATTTTCATGTCTGTCATGTGGACCATTTCGTGTAAAAGCACTTGTTTCTCCTGTGCACTTCCTGGTTTTACTTTATGACTTATAAATATAGATCCATCATTATTAGCCTCACCTAATATACCTTTACCAAGATCTTTTCTTAATACAGGTGTTCCAGGTATAGACTCTTCGTTTTGTTTAAATGACAGTTTTGAATTAACCTGTCCTTTATCAAGTATTGGTCCTCGTGATGATCCTAGTTTAAATGCCATATTAATTATTTTTCATTTTATCCTTAATGTAAGCGTCAGGAGAATGCATTTCATCAGTTTTGATTTGATCTTTTGTAAATCCTAATTTATCACTTTCTTCAACAGTAAGCTCTTTAGATTTTTTATAAGCCTCTACGTTCCCAGATTTTGTCTCTGTTTCTACCGGTCCCGTTTGTTTCTTTTTTAGAAATTCAGGATATAATGATGGTCCTTTCATTTTATACGTCATATTACCTATCTTTATCTTTTATCATATCATCTATAGCTTTATTGTAAACTTTATCTGTATATGATTTATTATTATAAAAAGTACTTCTTTCTGATACTGGTAAATCTTCTTCACCTAACAATACTCTATATATTCTACTTATTAATTGAGAACATTTAAATGATGTTTTAAATACCGAGTACTTTATTGTTGTTCTGTTTCTATGTCTCCAGGTTTCTATCCAACCTAATCTTTTTAGTTTCTCCCAACGGTTCTTGTCCCAACTCATGGTATAAGTACCATCTATAAACTCTTGTCGTGTAAATCTTCCTTTACAATCTAAATAAATTAATAATTCTAAATCTGCATCTGTTAACCCGTAAGTCTTACAAGCCCACTTTCTAGTGAGCCTGTAATACTTAAGGATGTTTAATTCACGCAGATCTTGCGCCGTTAATCTCATTTAAGATTAGTCAGCGTTCTCTACATGTAATACAGTAGCTCCACTTACACCAGTGATATCGCTAGTTGGATCTGGCGCAGGTTTGTCAGCATACCCGTCAAAAAGAGTAATAAACGCATTTCCGTGAGGTTGAGAGTTCATTGCACTAACAATGTTTCTCATTACGGCTTTTTGGCCATACTGAGCACAAGCTAGAACAATAACGTCAACGTTGTCACCTTGAACATCGTCTGCATCACCTCCACTTCCAGTAGAAGCTTTAGGAGTAAAGAATAACGACAAAGCATTGTCATCATCAGTTACAGCGCCTTTTTGATCTGAAGTACCAGAGCACATACCTCTAAGCGCACTTACAGGATATAACGTTGACCCAGTAGCCTCATCATCTTCTGTAGCGGTAGCAGTTCCTACTCTTACATAAAAATACTTTTCCATTTTTTTGTAATTTTTTTGGTTAATAATTAGGTTAATTGTCTTGTTTTAAGTTTGAGGATTGGGGTTTTTGGTTTAGGTCTAATCTATAAGCACGACGTCCATCTGTTTGATAACGCCGTAAAATTTATCTTTATGCTGGATTCCGTGTCCAGCGTGTTTGTCATAGTAAACTACATCACCTTCTTTTATGCCTTCTACTAAGTTACCAATAGATATAACCTTAGCTTTAATATATCTATTGTCTTCGTTTACTTCATCTGTTAAAATTAGGCCACCTACTTTCTTTGGTCCCTCTTTTATAATTTCTATTATAATGTAATAATTAACTGCTTTCATTTACTCTTATATTAGATATTACACAATTTGCGGAAATTATAGTAGAAATAACAGACGTTGCGTTCTTTAATGCTGTTTTAGTTACTAACAATGGATCTATAACTCCATGTTCAATCATATCTACTATCTCTCCACTAACAACGTCAATACCGGTTCCTTCAACATTAGGTAGTTCATAGTCTTCTATTCCTGCGTTATATAGTATTGTTTCGAATGGTGCCTTAATTGCGTTTAACAGTATTTTTTCTCCAACATTTTCAGGTTCTATATTCTGAGAAGCGTTGAGTAAAGCAATACCACCACCTGGGACGATACCTTCTTTCAGGGCCGCTTTTGTAGCGTATATCGCATCCTCAACTCTATCTTTCTTTTCTTTGAGTTCTACTTTTGAATCAGCACCTACTTTTACTATTGCTACAGATCCAGATAATAAACTTATTCTTTTTTCTAAAAATCTTTTTAAGAAACCATCTTTTTCTTTGTCTCTTAGTTTAGTAACCTCTTCGATTCTAGCTGTGACATCAACACTAGTGTCTTGTATTGTAAAAACTGTACTTTTGTCATCTGTAACCACTTTATCAACTTCCCCAAGAATATCTAATGATATACCATCTAAATCGTCCCCTAGTTCTTCATTTATAACAGTTGCACCAGTTAATATAGCTAAATCCTCTATTGTGTCTCTTTTAGTAGGACCAAAGCCTGGTAAGTCTATTATATTAACTTTAATAGTGCCTTTGACTTTATTCATTAAAAGCGCTGATTTTACCTGTTGACTAACTGGAGCGACTATAAGTAAAGATCGGTTGTTCTTTATAACAAACTCTAGTATATTTTGTATTTTTCTAATATTTGGGATTTCCGATCCAACAATGAGTACTAGAGGATTTTCTAATATAGCCCTCTGTTTGTCTGTATCGGTAACAAAGTGTGGTGATGTAAGTCCAGATTCTATTTGTACTCCGTCTACTAATTCAACATAAGTATTTTCAGTCTCTGATCCCTCCATCAGAACGACACCATCTTTCCCTACTTTTTCATAAGCTTCAGATATAATTGTTCCAAGAGTTAAATCGTTATTACAACTAATAGCGCTAACGTTTTGAAGCATGTCTCCTTTAATCTCGTAAGAAGCTTCTTTAAGGTATTTATTAACTTTTTTTAATCCTGAGTTAATACCTTCTTTAATTTGTCTAGTTGTTTTACCAACATATTCTTTTTTATTGACCTCTTTTATTAGTGATTCAGCGAGGACGGTCGCCGTTGTGGTTCCGTCCCCCGCCTCTTTCACTGTGTTTCTAGCAGCCTCTTTAATAAGGGTTGCTCCCATATTTTCAACCGGGTCAAATAAGACAACAGATTCGGCTACTGTTACACCGTCTTTTGTTATGACCGGGTTGCCTCGTGCGTCTTCATATATTACACATTGTCCTGAGGCTCCAAGGGTAGATTTAACAGCTTGTGCTAATTTGTCTACCCCTCTAATAATTCTGTCTTTAGCAGAATCGCCAAAGTTTAGATCTTTGACAATCTCGCTAGGTAGATTGTATTCCATTTAATTTAATTTAATTGTTGTTGTTTTTATTCAAACGTTTTTATAATTTTAGGGCCTTTAATAGACTCTAATTTTTTAGAGAAATGATCGATACTTCCATTAATTGCGGTTTCGGCACCTTCTATTGTTTCTCTTCTTGTAACAGGGTACCATTCTTCATTTTCAGGATTAGAGCACTCTGTTTGGTAAAATCCATTAGAAAGCTGTGTAATTCTCCAGTTTTTCTTTTCTGAAAGATGTTTCCAGTTTTTAATAGTTTTTTCATTCGGTTTAGTTGTGTTCGTGGTATACGAACTTTTGTAATACAAGTAAGTCATTTTGGTTTTATTTTTTGGTTAATATTACTTGGTTTAGGGTGTTTCCCTATTTTTTGGGGAGAGGTCGGTCAACTAGAGAAGATGGCTTTTTGTAAGCTTTCCCACCTCTTGTAACTTTCTTTTTTAATTCTCTCGAGTCACGGCGCTTCTTCATTTTTTCTGCCGTTGATGAAGATTTTTTAGTAACTTTTTTATCTGCATATTTCGCTGGAGAATCCTCGTTTTTATTTCTGTTCTTTTCTCTTCTATCTAACTGTCTTTGGTTACGTTTAACTTTTTGTTTTGCAATAAATCTAGAAATAACAGTTCCAGTTTTCTTGTTATCTCTTCCGCTTTTAATTTCTCCTATTTCTTTTTGAGATTTATCTCTTCTGTCTTTAGCGTCAAGCTTTTCATCTGATTTTCTTGGAGATGACTTTATATCTGATTTAGCATTTTTAATTTTATCTTTTTCTATAGAAATTTTAGTTTTTTCGTCTTGCTTTTGAGATTCAGTTAAAGTTTTACTTTTGTTAGAACCTAAACCTTTCATTTTAGTTTCCCCGTCTACATCTTTAGTTTTTCTATCAGGTATAGTATCGTAAACTTTAGAAGATCCAAGATGCTTGTTTATCTTGTTTTGACGTTTTTTCCATTTGTTATCCTCTCTTTTATTCCAAGACGGATCTTTAGCCTCCATTTCTTTTTCATACTTTCTTTGGTCTTTAGTAATTTGGTTTAATGTACCACCACTATCTTTCTGTCCTTCAGACCATGTTTTTGTTCCTCCGTATGCCTTTTCTTTCTTTTTTCGTTCTTCTATATTCTTTGATGTTCTCTCTTCAATTTCAGGCGTCGTGGCTTTAGCTGGAGAAGCTTCAATCTTAGCTTTTAAATCCTCTGGTAGATTTTCTTGCTTTCCCACCAAGGCTTTGTCGGCTGGAGAATCTTTGTACATCTTAGCCATAGAGTGTTTTTTCATTTTTAAAGCAGACGTATGGCTACTAGTTCCGCTGTGCATTGATTTTCCTGGTAATTTAAATCCCATTGTTTTTAGTTTTTTATGTTTAATTAATTAATTATCTCTTTCCCAATCTGAATACACTTTATCTTGCCACACCCCATCTACTTGTTTTTGTGTCCAAGTTCTACTTTCTCCGTATTCAGACGTGCTTGTACCGTGTTTCCTATTCCATTCTATTGCGGCTTTTTCGTATTCTTCAAAGCTAGCATATTTACCACTTGTTCTAACGCCGTCGTTGTCCATATCCCAAGATTCTCGATATGTTGGGAGGGATTCTTTATTTCTTCTTGTTTCAGTTCCCGATCTTTCTTTATCGTTTTCTTTTATCTTATCGTTTTCGTTTTTAACGTTATTTGTGTTGGTGTTGATATTTTTGTTTATATTTGTATTTGTACCACCCGCAGTACTTATATAATTATTGTTATGAATAACTATATTACCATCTTTATCATAAGAATACGGCTTGTTAGAAGTAGTATCACCCCCTCCTGTTCCACCACCTTTTGGAGCATCAGGTTTTTCTCTAGGTTTGAAACGCGTATGTACGTTATATCCACCAGGATTTTTACGACCCCCAGACTTTTTGTAACCACCTCTACCTTTATAACCACTTACTACACCTTTACCGGTTTTCTTAGCGGTAACTTTTCTAGCGGCCTTTCCTCCTCTTTTTTTTAACGGTGATACACCACCTATAATTTCTTCATTCATATTATTCATTTATATTGGTGTTCTCGTTTACGTTCTCGTTTACGTTCTCATTATCTTCAGAACCGCTACTTATTTTCAAATCTTGACCAGAAATTATTTTATTCTTATCTTTTATGTGGGGATTTAACTTCATTAGTTCTTCTACAGTGGTATTGTTAGCAGATGCTATCTTACTTAAAGTATCTCCACTTTGTATAGTGTACGAAGTGCTTTTACTGTCGTCATTAGTATTAATTACATTTTTATTTGTAATTTTAACATTATCTGTATCTGTATCTATAGCATCGTCTACAATTTCTTCAGGAGATTTAGTAGATTCTTCAGTTTTCATACCGTAATTTATTTTAGGATATTCTCTTTTTCCACCATAAACCCCTTGAATACCACCAGAAAGTAAAGTAGTTGCAGTTTTTAACGCTTTTACCCAAGGTTTATCAGCTCTTTGAGCTTCTCCACCTTTTTCGTTTGTTTTATCAGTTGTTTCTTGGTTGTTATTTTGTGTGTTTTCGGTATTATTTGTATTTTTCTCGTTTTTGTACGGAGAAGCGCCTTTTCCGATGCCAAAATTATTCATATTAGCTGGAGAACCGCTACCCATCATTTTAAAAGCCGGTTTATTACCTGATTTTAACGTAAATTTTGCTCCTTTTTTATAATTTCCTATTCCTGCCATAGTTTTATTTGTTTTATTCTTCTGAGTAACCCATTGATTCTCTTTCTTTTGCCTCTAAAGCTTCTGCAGCAAGTCTAGTTTTATTCTCTTCGTCTAACATCGCTGCTTCTTCCTCTTTTTCTGCTTGTCCACCCATAATACCACCGGCAGCACCACCAAGCACACCTCCAATTGCAGCACCCCAAGGGCCAAATTTAGATCCCATCGCAGCTCCTTTAGCAGCTCCACCTGCAGCTTGTCCCCAAGAAAACTTTTTATTTGGAGAATCTCCTGACTCAGCGAAAGAAGATCCAAGTTCTCTAAATTTTGGGGCCGCACCCCTCTTCATTTGATATCCGTCTGATTTTTTAAAATTTGGCATAATTATGTTTTTACTTCGTTTCTATCATGTGTAGCTCTATTATAAGCTATCGATGTTCTTCTTGTTGTTCCTGACGATGTGTGATGTATATCTGAGTCTGATTTTTGACCAATTCTTTGATTCTCTGCTTTTCTATTTTTTCTTTTAGTGGTCATAGCCGCAGCTTTGTCTCTTGCTCGTTTAGCTCTTAAAGCTGTTGGACTAAGTCCTTGTGAGTTACCTAGTCGTTTTTCGGCCATTATTTTCCTTTAATAAGTTTATTTTTTTTATCTTTATACTCTCCAGTAGTTTGAGCATCTTTAGTAGCCTTTTGAACTTCATCTTTTGTTTTAGTGTGATATTTTTTACCTTTCCATGTAAATTCTTTTTCTCCATGTTTTTTAGCCTTACTAAACATTTCGTCAAAACTTTCTTTACCTGAAACACCATAACCCATTTTTTTGCCTGGACTTCGCTGTAATATTGAGTCAATGTACTCTACGCCATCTCTTGTTTCTTTGATGCCGAATTTAATATCTTTACCTTTTGATGCTTCCAAACCTTTTTCAGCATGTTTCTTAGCCTTGCTATATAAAGAAGGTCCTTCCATCTTGAATGGTGTATATCCCATAATTTCTTGTTTTTGCGTTATTAGTTACACTAATAATTACATAGAAAAAATATTATTTACATAAAGTGTGACACTAGCTAGTTACTATATTCTTATTAATAGGCTTATGTCACAAAAAAAAAGTTGTTATAAATATTGGGGTGGGATGTTGCTCCCTCTCCTCCCCTCCCCTTCCGTATATAAAAAGTCCAATCTAAAATGGGCCCTCCCCATTCATTATATTTATTCCGTTATATTCCCTCTACCCACTATATTTAATTCCTCTCACTACTCTCTCATCTCTTCATTCGTCTCTGTCTATAATTATTTCACCTTTTCCTCCTCCAATTCTATTCATTTACATAGTTAATACGACTATGTTTAGATAATATAATTGAATAACAAATAAATATTAATCATATAAATTAAATTACTATGTCAAACTCTACAAACAAACTAACTACTAAAAGATTCGTCATTCGTCAATCACTAATCGGAACTAATACTATCATTACATTCGTCACTAAGAAAGGTAAGACAGTAACATACAATCACGACGAAGTATATACTCGTAACAAAGATAGATTCGATAACATGAACTGTTTCAAGAAATATAAATCATATACTAATTCAAATAATATTCCGACTTTCTGTAGATAATATAAAAGTAAATTTGAATTGAAGATAGAGAGAGTAAGTGG